AGTGTCCAGAGTGTGCAGATGCAGTTGGATACTCTTTAATAATTAAAGTTCCTTGTGTTTTCTTTGAAAGGTTTGTGACCTTCTTTTCAAAGATTTGTTGTGGTAAATTTATAATGTCTTGTATTGGAACATTAAGTAAGTTAGCATCAATCCTTTCTGCAATCTTTTCCTCTGCCATTTCAAGAGTGATGTATAGAACATTCTTACTCTGTAGAAGAGTAGAAGCGGCCAGATGACACATGAATAAAGACTTACCAACACCAGTGCCAGCGAGAGCAATGTTAAGAGTTTTGTTAGGTAAACCACCTTTTGTAATCTTATTGAAGTAATCAAGGTCAAAGGGGATCTTATCTTCCTTTCTATGGTATGATTCATAACGTTCCTCATAATCTTCAAGATAATCATGTCCTACTTGGTTATCAAAACTAACTGCGAGTGCATCAGATAAGATACTTGGTATTGCATCAGGGTTTTTCTTTTCGTTATTACCATCAGCAATTGAAATAGATTCAACCAATGCAAGATATATTGCACGATCCTTACACCATTTCTCAGTTGTATCAAGTAACCATTGATGATCATTTGGAGTATCATCTAATAATCCAACACAATCACGTATTTTAGAAAACACCTCTTCTGTGATATCTGTTCTTTTCTCAGACTCAATAGTTAAAGTTTCTTTGGTAGGTAGTGAATTGTACTTGACAATAAACGTACATATCTCTTCAAAGATAATCTTTTCATGTAACTCTTCAAAATATTCTTTATCAATAAAAGGTATGACCTTTCTAGAATATTCATCATTGTGTATTAAGTTTTTAAGAATTGTAGTCTCAATACTATCCATCAATTTCCATAACTAAAATGTTTTACTGCGATTTCATCCAATGCTTGCATTACTTCTGGAGTAAAGTATTGATCTGGACTAGCAAGAATCTGTTTAGCAAAGACTTTCTTGCCATCCATTTCATAACGTCCTGCTTTATTTTTCCAAAGACCTCCTATCTCTCCTAGTTCTAAGAGTCCATAGTAGCGATCAAGTCCTCTCTCATCATAGAAAAGACGGATTTCTACTTCTTTATTTTCTTTGCTGAGTCTTGACTTAACTGTCTTAGCCTTAATAATGTTTCCAACAACCTCTTTCTCACTCTTTTCCTTTTTTTTGCTGAGATAAATGATTGTAGACGAGGCATATTTGAGACCAGACCCGCCTCCCATTTCTTTAGTAGGGACGTAACTGCCGATAACATCGTATGTGTGATTAGTAACTATAAGGGGAATGTTTGCTTGACCAAGTTTTAAGGTAAGCATACGAAATGCACCTTTCACAAGTTGAGATTTGGTCATGTCTCGAACTTGCTTATCATCCAAAGCATCTCGTATTTCTTTCTCTGTGGAAAGCATACCTAAAGAGTCTAACACAAACATACAAGGTTTGCGACTATCTTCTTCTGTCTTAAGGTATATATCTACTGCACGAAGTGCTTTGCTTCGGAACTCCTCAATTGTTACGACATTGACAACAACAAGTCTGCTTTGATCAATTCCACGAGATGCAAGTAATCCCTTGGTGATTGCTGCTTCAGTTGACAATAGCAAGGGAGAAATAAGTTTTACCAGTACTAGTTTCACCAGCAATGGCAGTGATCTTATTACTAGAAACCCCACCATAAATGGAACCGCTAACCACTGCATTAAAGATATATGATCCTGTGTCGATGAATCTTTCTGTTTCATCTATGTCTGCTGCAATTTGGGTGTATTCATCACCAATCTCTTTTACTATCTCTTTTAGAAAATCCATTATAAAGTTAAATTTTTAGATTGTACACATTCAACCCAATCATAGCACAGTTTCATCTTTTTTGCAAACCACTGTGCATTTTCTATATCATCAAACTCTTTGCGTTTAACAATCGGACTACACAAAAGAGTAGAGGAGTAATTTGAATATAGAACTGTGTATTTCATGTGAAGAAACTTTCCAAACTAATTCTTCGTTCAACTTCCCAACCAATCGCATTCAAGACTGCTTTAACTGGTTCTACAAATGCCTTATTGAATTGTGTTTCATAATCAATATACTTTGTCAAATTCAATTCCTTTGGGAAATCCTGGATGAAAGATATCACATTTTCTCTAATTGGATTAGGGTCTTTAAGATAACAGAATTTTATCTTCTCTCCATTTTGTATGTATGCATATTTTCTATCTAACTTTTTCTCTTTTACATAATGATTATAAAGTAATGCTCCTCTAACATGCATTGGAGTACCCTTTGCATATATTGTATTATCACCTTTATACTTGGTCACATTTGAAACTGATCTTGGGAAAGATATTTCTTCTGGTGGAAGAGACTTGAATTTAGTTCTACAAGATTCAATGTATTGAATCATCTCATCCTCAGTGCCACTCATAATGACCTTCAAACCATCTTTAATCATTTGCCTACAAGGTGCAGGAGTTGATGACTTAACCGCTTCCAGACCCATTATCTTGAGTTTAGGATCAGCATAACGAACACCTTCACTATCCCACACATTCAAAATATATCTTTTCTTAGCAGTCCAGATACCACGATCAGCAATGTTC